AAAAAAACACTTGAAATAATAAAACACTTTAATCCTAAATATTATTATATAGAAAACCCACGTGGTAAATTAAGAAAGTTGGAAGTGATGAAAGGCATTCCCAGAACATCAGTTTGGTATTGCAAATATAATGACACAAGAGCAAAACCAACAGACATTTGGTCAAACAACATCAGAAGTTTATTCAATCCAGATGGTTGGAATCCAAGACCACAATGTTTTAATGATAATGCAAAATGTCATCATGAATCTGCACCACGTGGAAGCAAAGGGGGAACACAAGGTTTAAAAGACAATTATGAAAGAAGTAAAATCCCCAAAGAATTAATTATTGAAATATTAACATCATCAACATGAATATAAAACTTGGAAACATTGTGTATTATTTTACAAAATTTACAGGCATTAGATGGATTTGGAAAAAAATATATCCTAATTGCAATTGTGACAAAAGAAGGGAAGAATGGAATCAAATAAAATTTAATAGAAATGGAAGAACTTGACAAAATAGATTGGGAAAAGTTTCGTGCAGGAACATCCAACAAATTAAAACATGAAGAAGTGGTTCTAATTGCTGAATTACATGCAAAATATTTTAAACATAAATACAAAGTTCCTTGCAGTTGTTCACCCAAAAGAATTCAAGAATGGATTAGACAATTAAATGACATATATGATGAAGGAATTAAAAACAACACATAAATTTGAAAAGGCAGTTGTAATGTTCTTAAATGCATTTGATGAATGGAAACTTGAACACACAGGGGTTCACAATGAATTATATGATGCAGAAGGATTGACGCCCAAAGGAAGAAAATGTGTGATTGAAATGAAATTTAGAAAAAAATATTATGACACTAAAATGATTGAAGTGGCAAAGTTTGATGAATTAATGGCATTAGACAAAGACATTGTAAAGATATTTTTTGTAAGTGATCCAAAAGGAACATATATGTTTTGGTTAGATGGAATAAAAGATTTTAAAAAAATAAAAAAGTATTGTCCCAACACAACATATTGGAATGCCAGAAAAAAAAGAAAAGAAGTTTATCTTCTTCCAGAATCTGTTGCAAGTTATATTTATTTAAAAAGTGATTAATTAACATTTGTTAATATAATTTAATTTATATATATTTATCATTCAAAAAATAATTATTAATTAAAACAATTTATTATGCCAAGTCCAAACAAAGTCACAAAAAAAGAATGTATTGAAGCAATTGAATATTTTCATGTTGCAGGATACATTGAAAATTTATCTGGTGATGCAGAATTTTATTTGAAACCATTATTAAAAAAAGTTGCAAATAATTATAATTTATATTTAAAAGGTTTATAAAATGCCACGTTACAGATTTCAAATACAATTGGATGTTTATGCAGAAAATGACAATGATGCATTTAAACAAATAAAAGAAAACATTAGTGCATTAAACAACACTTATAATGAACATATATTTTGGGGTGCAGAATGTCCATTTGCATCATACAACCAAAGGGAATTGGACACAGAACATCTTGACAATGTTCATAGGTTAAAAAATGACATGTGTGATGTTGATGGTTCACAAAATGATTTTGATTTTTTTTAGCATATGTTTAAAGGGAAAATTCAAAACATGAAGGATTTGGAATTTTATTCTGCATTCACAATGGCATCATCAATTGTCAATAAATGGATAAAAGCAAAACCAGACAATCAAGAATTAAAAAATTTGTCACAATCACTTGTTGACATTTTTTTTTGGTCAAACAATATGGAACAAGAACTGCGACTTCATCAACAAGCATTAAATGAATATAGAAATGAAAAAAATAATGCAATATTAAGGTCAAGAAAAGCAGAAAAAAAACTTGAAGCAATGAAAAAGGAAATGGATAAATTGAAAAAATTGACAAATTTATGAAGAAGACCACAGGAATGTTTTATTATCCACCACTGATAAATGAACAAGCACTTTATGTTGGGGGATTAAGGGACACAAACAATCAATATCTTTCACAAGTATGTCCAGAAATGGCAAGACCAAACATGCAGGTTGACCAATTAGGATGCAAGTGTGAAATGATTGCACAATATTTTTTTTGGTCACACAAATATAAATATGATGCAGGGCAAATGTTGGGTGGAAGACCTGTCCAAGATTATGACATTAAAGTGAATGAAATGAAGATTGATGTGAAAGGGTTGTGGTCACATGGATTTCAAGCAAGGGTGAATTATAAAGCACACAACAAAGACAAAAATGTTTCACACTATATGTTTATAAGACCAGAATCAGATGGTTTGTTTAATGACATGGCGCAATGGTGGTTGTTTTCACATGAAGATGTTCACCAATGGGAAGTGAAAAAATTAAAATTTACAAAGGCATATATAAAACAATTAACATGAAGAAAAAAAGAACATTTAAAGCACCAAACAAACCTGTGAAATTTATAAAATGTGATGAATTTTCACAAACTTATAATTGGCAAAAAACAAACAAAGGATTAAAAACAAGAAGAACAAAATGAAAGATATTACACTATTAAACAAACAGACATATTTAAAAAAGACATTATTGGGAAGAATGGCAAATGATTCCTTTTATTATGGTGAATTAAATAAAATTGCATTATCATCAAGCAGTTTAAAATTATTATTGGAATCACCTAAAAAATATTATTATGTTACAAAGTATGGAAACAATGAAGAAACTCAACCATTAAGGGATGGATTCCTTCTGCACACTTTGGTTCTTGAACCCCAAAAATTTGATGAATTGCATTTTGTTGATGTGGCATCCAAGAACACAAAAAAATATAAAGAAGCAAAAGAAGAATTTGGAAAAGTGTACACATCCAAAGAAAAAAAAGATGCTGAAAGATTAGCAGATGCACTTTTGAGAAATGAAAAAGCATTGCAATTAATTGGTGATGCACAACATGAAGTTCCTGCAATTGGTATGGTTCAAGGTTTTCCATTTAGGGGGAAGGCCGATATATTGGGAAAAAACAGAATTTGTGATTTGAAAACTTGTAGTGACATCAAAAATTTTAAATGGTCTGCAAAAAAATATGGATATGACATTCAAACATATCTTTATTGTGAACTGTTTGATGTGCATTGGTTGGACATGTCATTTCTGGTTTTGGACAAAGGATCACTTGATGTCGGAGTGTTTGAAATATCAGAAGAATTTTTTGAAGCAGGTAAACAAAAGGTGACACAAGCAATCAATATTTATAAAGAATATTTTGAAAACAAAGACATAATGAATGATGATTTTTCAGATGTCCTTGATAATTATTACATTACAGAAAAATTGAAATAAATGAATTTAAAAGATAATTTTTTGTTAAGGGTTCAAGAAATAACAAACACTAATCCATTAAGCAAAAAAAGAAACAGACACATTGTTGAAGTTAGGGGATTGTTGATTTATCTTCTGCATTCCATTTTGGGAATGGGTTGTTCTGCAATTAGGGATTATTTGTTTACCAAAGGATTTAAAACACATCATGCCACAATTCTTCATGCAATAAAAAATTGGGAAATATATTCAAAATATAATCCACAATTAATGTCTTGGTGCAATGAAATTTTAATTACATCTGATTTTGCCACTGATGAAATTAAACAGGAATATATAAAAGATAAATTGCAATATCTTCCAGAAACAGATTTGCAAAATATTTATATAAAAACACAAGAACATTATGACACACATATTCAAAAAATGTGTTTAGAACAAGAAACAAAGTTTATTGAAAACCAATCAACAGATAATTCATAAAAAAATTTTCGTTATATCAATATGGAAACCTTCATTGTAAATATAGAATCAATAAAAGTCAACCCAAACAATCCAAGATTAATCAAGGATGCAAAGTTTAAAAAACTAATTAAAAGCATCCAAGAATTTCCAGAAATGATGCAATTAAGAAGTATTATTGTTGATGATGACAATGTGATTTTAGGTGGAAATATGCGATATCGTGCATGTGTGGAAGCAGGACACAAACACATTCCAATTCAACAATACACAAAAGAATTTCATTTGACCACTGATGCATTTATTAACTACAACAAATCATATTTGGAAGTGTGTGATGAAATAATCATAAAAGACAATTCATCATTTGGTGAATGGGATTGGGATATTCTTGCAAACAATTTTGAAGTTAAACAATTAGAAGAATGGTGTGTTCCTGTTCCAACAATAAAAAACACAGAATTATTGTCTGGATTAAAATATGAACCAATTTATTATGAACCAGATTCCATTCCAAATTTAGAATTAGGGGATTGTCTTGACTTGACAAAATACAATGCAAAACTTTCTGCAATAGAACAATCCAATGTTTCAGAAGAACAAAAGGAAGTTTTAAAAATGTTTGCATATAGATTTATTAAAATAGATTTTGAAAGCATTGCCAATTATTATCATTTTAATGCATCAGATGATGAACAGAAAATTATTGAAAGATTAAGAATGGTTGTCACTGATGATGGAATTGATGGATTTATTGAAGATGACCTTTTAAAGATTTTAAACTTGTTTGAATTTAGCACAGAACAAGATGATTGATATATTTATCCCTTCATATCACAGACCAACAAATGTCAAAACTGCAAAATACTTTGTCAAAAATGGATATAATCCTAAACACATTCATGTGGTTCTGGATAATGCCACAGATGACATTGCAGAATATGAACTTGAAATGAATAAACTTGGTTGTCAGATACACATCTTTGACATGCAAGAATCAATTAAAAATTATGACTATGTCCACAGAGCATATGAACACAGAAGGTCAACAGGTCAATGTATAAACATGATTTATGACATTGCAAAAGATCTTGACATTAATTTTTTTGTTGTGATGGATGATGACACCAATGGATTTGAAAAAAGACCATTCCAAGTTTATGATGGAATTGCAGATTTTGATGATGTAATAAACAAATTCAAAGCAATTAAAACACTAATGATAAAACACCACATTGGAAGTTTTGCATTATCACAGACAGGGGACATGTTTGCAAAATTCAACACCAAACTTTTAAGAAAAAAAACAATGAACACATCCTTTTATTTAATGCCTTATATATATAAAGGAAGAAAGGGTGTTTTAGACAATGACACATCTGAATTTGTCAATATAATGAATGAAGGATTTTTTACAGGTTCATTTGCATCTGGAATTGTTTTAAAACAAACACCATCTGCACAGGCAAAGGGTGGATTAACAGACATATATAATCAAACAAAATTATTATCAAAGTCACTTGTGACACCAATTCAATTCCCTTCATGTATATATGCAGAAAAACAAACCAGAAATGGGGGAAGGTTGCACCACAAAATAAATTACAGGTATTTGTCACCTTATTTATTAAAAGGCAAAAGAAACAATTTAAAATGGGATGCATATCCAGAAGATTTTCCATTTACAAACACAGTTAAAAGAAATAAAAAATGAACAAAACCGAACACAGTAAAAAGGCACTATTAAAAGCATTGGAATCATCACTTGGTGTTGTCACAAATGCATGTAAGAAAACAGGAATTGGAAGAACAACATATTATGATTGGTATAATTCAGACAAAGAATTTAAAAAGCAGGTTGATGATTTACAAAATGTTGCACTTGATTTTGCAGAATCTTCACTTCACAATCAAATAATAAATGGTTCTGTTCCTGCAACAATCTTTTATTTAAAAACCAAAGGCAAAAAAAGGGGATATGTTGAAAGACAGGAATTGACAGGTATTGAAGGAACAAAATTGTTTGAAGTGGAAATTCTAAAAAATGACAAAGACAAAAATTCAAACTAATGTAATTTTTGAACACTTAAATCAAACAGATTCAAAGATTATAATTGAACAGGGTGGAACAAGGTCTGGGAAAACCTACAACATTTTAATGTGGATAATTTTTCAGTATTGTGAAACCAACACAGGCAAAACAATCACCATATGCAGAAAAACATTCCCTGCGTTAAGGGGGACAGTGATGCGTGACTTTTTTGACATACTGCATAAACATCAACTTTATTATGAAGAATTAAGGTCAAGGTCAACAAATGAATATATAATAAATGGAAACAGGATTGAATTCATATCACTTTCAGAACCACAAAGGGTAAGGGGAAGAAAAAGGAATTTATTATTTATTAATGAATGCACAGAATTAACACTTGAAGATTGGCAACAGTTGTTGTTTAGAACATCAGAAAAAATTATTATTGATTACAATCCAAGTGAAGAATTTCATTGGATATATGAAAAAGTCATTACAAGGGATGATGCCACATTTTTTCAAACTTCTTATGTGGATAATCCATTTCTGGAACATTCACTTATTGAAGAAATTGAAAGATTAAAAACCACAGATGAAAATTATTGGCGTGTTTATGGATTAGGTGAAAGGGGACAATCAAGGTCATTGGTCTTTCAGTTTACCACATGCCAAACAATTCCAGAAGGTGCAAAACTATTGTCAAGGGGGTTGGACTTTGGATTTTCAAATGACAGTTCTGCATTGGTGGAAACATATGTTCTGGACAATAAAATGTATGTGAATGAACTTCTTTACAGGACAGGAATGACCAATCAAGATCTTGGAAGAAAATTTGCAGAATTAGGACTTGACAGAAGGGATGAAATATTTTGTGACAGTGCAGAACCAAAGTCCATTGAAGAACTTCACAGAATGGGGTGGAACACAAAACCAACATACAAGGGTGCAATAAATATTGGCATTGACATGATTAGAAGATATGAATTAATTGCCACAGAAACATCATTGAACCTTATCAAAGAATTAAGAAATTATAAATACATTGAAGACAAAAATGGTCAATTGACAAACAAACCAATTGATGCCTTCAACCATTGTTGTGATGCACTTCGTTACAGTATTGTCAATAAATTATCAAGACCAAATGCAGGGAAGTATTACATTAGATGATTTGTTTTATTAACAATTGTTTATTATATTGCATTATATTAATTTTTAAAAAACAATTTATATGGGATATTTAAGAACACAAAAGGATGATTTGCAGGATGAAATTAAAACCTTGACAAATGACCTTCACCTTGCATTTTTATGCAAAGACACAACAAAGCAAAAAGAAATTTATGAAAAACTTTCAATTGCAGAATCAACACTTTTTAATATTAGATAATCATGGCAACAAAAAAAACAACAGTAAAAAAGACAACACAAAAACAAATGAACATTTATGAAAAATTGTTTCATCTTCAACAAGAAATTGGTTCAATAAGTAAGGATGCAAAAAATCCTTTTTATAAATCTAAATATTTTGACATTAATTCTTTAATTGGTCAATTGAAACCACTTCTGGCAAAACACAAACTTTTATTAATGCAACCAATAAATGACAACAAAGTTTATTCAGTCATTCATGATTTGGATGGTTCAAGTGTGACATCTTCAATGGAACTTCCTGTTGGTCTGGATGCACAGAAAATGGGAAGCGCAGTGACATATTTCAGAAGATACACATTACAATCATTGTTGGGATTACAGGCAGTTGATGATGATGGGAATCTTGCATCAACAACAAGACCACAAAAACCTGCATTGACAAAGTCAAACCCAAAGTTTCAAGGAATTCTTGAATGGGTTCAAAAAGGTGGAAGGGTTGACAAACTTCTGGACAGATATACAATTGAACCAGAATTGTATTCAAGTTTGAAAAAGATGGAAGAAAATAAAACTAATCAAATAAATCAAAGCAATGCCAATTTATAATGAAATATTTGAAGCATATAGAATGGAACAGGAACAAATAAACAGTGCAATCAAACTTTTAAGAAAAAAAGGATTCAGTGTTTACAAACTTAAAAAAGCACACAATGGGAAAAAGAAAAAGTGATGAAAATTCTGTGACATATATTGGGGAAACATTTTCCCTGCACCAAAGTGATGGTGAATTGTATGTTGATTTTGAAAAGGAAGGTAAACCACACACATTGATTTTTGATATCACAAATTTGTTTAGGGATTTACCACATTGGATTTCTTTAATAAAAAAAGGAAATGATGACCAACAAAATTGGATTAATGAACAAATAAAAAAAGAAGCAAATGGAATGGTATGATTATTTGAATCCACATGAACAACCAGAACATGAATGTGGTGTGTGTGGTAAACCAATGAATGAAGACAGGGGTGTTTGTTCAAATGCATGTTTTGAAGCAGATATGCGTTGATTTAAGACACTTTTAATTAAACAGGGATGACAGAAATGTTGTCCCTTTTTTTTTGCCTTATTTTGAATTGTAATGTTTTTATCGTTATATTAATATAAAGACAAAACAAATGGAAATAAATATTACAGTTCCTTCACAATTATGTGACATCAAACTTCATCAATATAAAAAATATGTGAAACTGTTGGAAACAGTGGAAGAAGGTGAAAACAGGGATTCTTTTGTGTCATTAAAAATGTTGGAAATATTTTGCAATGTTCCATATCAAACTGCAATCAAATTTAAAATGCAGGATGTAAATAAAATCATTGCAACAATTCTGGAATTATTATCATCCAAAAATGAACTTGTTAAAAGATTCAGAATGGGGGACACAGAATTTGGATTTATTCCAAAACTTGATGACATGACATTTGGGGAATATATTGACCTTGACAACTATCTTGGAAAATGGGATAATATTGAAAAAGCAATGGCAGTTCTTTACAGACCAATCACAAAGTCATCCCAAGATCTTTATGACATTGCAGATTATCAAGGTGACACATATCATGAAATTATGAATGAAATGCCAATGGATGCAGTTTTAAGTTCCATTGTTTTTTTTTATCGTTTAGGGATAGAATTGTCACAAACTATGATGAACTATTTACAAACCAACAAGGAAATTCAACAGGAATTGAAGCAGGGTTTGGAAAAAAATGGGGATGGTATGCATCAGTTTACAAACTCGCTCAATCTGATGTTGCAAGAATTAAAGATATCACAGGAATGAATTTGCACACCTGTCTTCTGGCATTGTGTTATGAAAAAGACAAATCAGATGTTGAAGCACAGATAACAAGAAACAATTATAATAAAAATAAAATAAGAAGATAAATGTCAAATAAAGGTTCAGAAGCATTTTACAGGGTTACAGAAAAAATAAAAGAATTTCTTCTTAATTCACCAGATGTCAAAACTGTCACATATGGTGACATTACACAGGTTGATTTAAACAAACAAGACATGTTTCCATTGTCACACATAATTGTGAACAATGCAACATTAAATGCAGGGGTGATTCAATTCAATATTACAGTCATGTCAATGGACTTGGTGTGGCAATCAAAAACAAATCCTTCTGCAACTGACTTTGACATTATGTTTTATAAACTTGACAATGAACAGGATGTATTAAACACCCAATTGAAAGTTGTTAATTTATTAAATCAATCAATGTTGCGTAAAACATTAAGGGGTGACAATTTTGAATTAGTTGGGGATTCTGGAAACTGTGAACCATTTCATGAAAGATTTGAAAATGTTCTTGCAGGATGGGCGTACACTTTTGATGTATTTGTTGAAAATAATATTGACACATGCCAAAATTAATTGATTTATTACAGAACACAGAAAATGCAGTTTCATTGATTAGGGACTTAATAATCAAAGAAGCAAAACAAAACCTTGCAAGGGGTGGAAAAAAAGGTTCATACAATGCAAGTGGAAAATTGACAGATTCAATTAAACCTGTCCAAACAACAGAAAAGGGTGGTGTGGTTGAAAGTGGAATTGACATGTTGTTGTATGGTGAATTTATTGACAAAGGTGTGAAGGGTGTTGAAAGTGGAAAAAGTTTGGCAAATTACAAATATACATCCAAAGGTGGTAAACAAGGATTGAAAGGAATGCCACCACCAAAGGCATTTGATAAATGGTCAATCAGAAGAAAGATTGCACCCAGAGATGACAAAGGGCGTTTTCTTCCAAGAAAATCAGTCAATTTTGGTTTAGCAGTTAGTGTGTTTAAATATGGAATTGCACCAACAATGTTTTTGACAAAACCATTTAAGAAATACACAAAGAATATTGCAACAGAAGTTGGTGAAGCATTTGGGGAAGACACAATGAAATATATTACAATGATTTTAAAAGACAAAAAATAAATGGCAACACAAGTAAACCTTTCAAGGTCACCTTATTATGTGAAAATTATTCCAGACACAGTTGGAACAGTTGAATCATCAACCACACAAATTTGGATTTATACAGGAACACAAACACCACTTCCTGCACAACCAACATACACATTAGTAAAAAAACCAATTGGAACTTCTGATTTGATTGTTCTGGAATTGGCGCAGTTGGTTAATGATTATGTCACAACATCATATGATGGAACCTATTCCACAGACACATTTTTTTTGTATTGGTCAACAGTATTTGTTGACAGTGCAGGGACACAAATTGGTTCAAGTGTGACTGCAAGTGATTATTTTCCATTTTCAAAAGGATATGGTTTTTTCAATGAAGGAATTAATCCATACATGTCAAGTGACACAGTGATCACCAATCCCAACACAAATCAAATTCCTTCTGGATATGCAAGTGACAATTATTTTATTAATGTGCCACAAAGTGAACCAATACAAATCCCAAGTGTTGTCACAATTCTTGATTCAATAGAAATTAATTATTACACAGGAAGTTATGAAGAAGCACTTGCAGGACAAAAAGTGATGAAGACAGAAACATTGTCAAATGCAAATGGTGATTCTGATAAATTCATTCAATATTCAACCAATGAAAATCCAACTGCATATATTCCACAAAGTGAAACACAATGGGACAATCTTGTTGCAGGATGGAATGCAGAAATTGAAAACAACACAGACAGTCCAACAAGAAGTGTTTTTTGGTGTCCATATAATGAAAACCCAACAACATGGATTTCAGTTGCTAAAGTTGGACAATCTTCTTCATCAACAAAATGGATAAAAGTCAATTATTTAAGAAAAGATAAATTTGAACCATACAAGGTGACATTTATCAATCGTTATGGTGCATTGGAAAACTTTTGGATGATGGGAAGCAAAAAGGAAGTTTTAAGTGTGACAGGGGACACATTTATGCGAAACTTGATAAACATACCAACAACACAACTTCCATCAGACACTGTGAATTATAATCCAGACGCACATCAATTTGTCACATTTGGTGAACAAGGCAAAACAGAAATTAAATTGACAACAGGATGGATTGAAGAAGAAAACAATGATGTCCTTAAACAACTGTTTTTAAGTCAAAAAATTTGGTTGACAAATTATCAGACAAATGAACAAAGGGAAAATTCAGAACCTTTTATCATTGAACCTGTAATTCTTAAAAGTAAAAATTTAAACTACAAAACACACTTGCAAGAAAAAGTGATTAATTATGAAGTCAATTTTCAATTTGCATATGAAGAAATTAATCAAGTTTATTAAATGGCGCAGAAGGTTATATTATATATTCAAAGCGACCCCAATGATGCAAATTCATATGTGAAGGTCGATTTATACAAAGATGAAACAGTTTCTTTGACAATGACATTGCAGGATGTAAGGGACATTGAAAAAGTCAGAACAGATTTTTCACAACCTTTCACAATTCCTGCATCAGACCAAAACAATCTTTTATTTCAACATTGGTATAATCCAGACATTATTGGGTTTAATTCAAATTATCGTGCACTTGCAAAATTAGAATTAAATTATTTGCCATTCAGACAGGGATTCATCAGATTGAATTCTGTAAAAATGAAAGACAACAAAGCACAATTTTATAATATTACATTTTTAGGTGAAACAGTTGACCTTAAAAACATTATAAGTGAAGACCAAATTTCACAATTAACATGGTTGAACAGTCAAGGTTTTGTGTTTGCAAACAACAATGCATCTGCAAAACAAGGATTAAACAATGGATTAAACAAAACTGTTGATGGTGTGCAATATGACAAAGCATTTATTTACCCATTAATATCACATTCAGTTGCATTTAATTATAAAAGCAATCCGCCATCTGGCGAAATTAATTATACAAATTTATATTCTGCACCAAGTGGCGCATCCACCAGTAGTGGGTGTTTTTATAATGATTTAAAACCTGCAATAAGAGTTGATTTAATATTGAAGGCAATAGAAAACAGATATACAATTGCAAATGGTTATACATCAAATTTGACATTTAGTAATGATTTCTTTTTTACATCTGCAACAGAAAATCTTTATTTGTGGATGTCCAGAAACAAGGGACCGATGAAGGGTGGTGGAAGAATTACAACTTCAAATCTTGCAAAAGGTGTTGGGATTCAAGCAGAATCACTTGGACCGTTTAGACCTTTTTTCGGTGGATATTGGAATCCATCACAATTTTATTTCTGTGATGAACAGGGGGAATTAAACATAAATAGAGAATGTTATAATCCAACATGGGTTAGTGGTCAGTTTAATCGTACTTTTTTATTATATATAAGGTTTGGAACATATCCAAGACCTTTTTATTTATTAAGGGCAGTGCGATTGACATATAAAATCACACCTTCAGCAGGATTTGAATCTGTTCCATACACAGTTCAAGTGTTGGATGAATTTAACAATGTCACAATTTCTGAATCAATTGGATTGCAAGGAACACAGGAAGTGGTGGTGAATCGTGTAAACAATTCTTCATATTCATCAGTTCCATTTCCAAATTTCAATCCATCTGCAAGTGATGTTGTTGGATTAAATTATTCAGCAGATATTGTTGTCAATGTTGTATCTGATGACACTTTTGCATTTGAATTTGAAGTAAATCAAGAATATTATGGACCGATAAATTATATTAATTATATAAATAATGATTGTACTGTCACAGAAGATTTTATTTACGTTCGTGGTGTGTACAGACCAGGCGGGACAATACAATTGGAAATTGATGTAATTCCAACACAACAACTTCCAGAAATTAAAATTTTGGATTTCTTGACAGGATTATTTAAAACTTTCAATTTAACTGCATATTTTGAAGATGGTGTGACAGTGGTCAAAACACTTGATGATTTTTATTCAGATTTTAATAATTGGGATTTGACAAAACTTGTTCATGCAGAAGAACACACAGTTTCTGAATCCCTTCCATTTAGTGAAATTAATTTTACCTATCCAGAACCCAAATCAATTTTGGCGCAGACATTTGAACAGGTAAACAACAGAAAATATGGTGAATTAAGATTTGTTGCAGAAGCATCAAAACAAGGCACATATGAAGTCAAAAGTCCATTTGAACACATGTTGTTTGAAAGAATGAATGATGAATCAACAGGTGACCTTTTATCAATACAACAGGGAACATTTTTGGATGACAATTTAAATGCATCTTTTGGAAAACCTTTGTTGTTTTATGCAGTTGAAAATTCAGACAATTCAAATGATTTTATAAATTGGATCAATGGAATCAGACCTGTTGATGTTACTGCACAACCATCTGCAGGAACAGTGCAAAGGTTTAGAAATTATTTTATGGCATCAAATTCAAATGCAATTGGAACATCAACCACTGCACCAACAAGCACATTAAATTTTGGTTCTGAAATAAACACCTACACATTAACAGATTATGGGGGAAACAATAATTCATTATTTCAAAATTATTATACAAATTATATTGAAAGGGTTTTTAGTCCAAGAAACAGATTGTTTGCATTTAAAGTCAAACTTCCAATTAGATTTTTAATTCAGTTTAAATTAAGTGACCAAATACAAATTGGAAACAGACAATATTTGATAAATAAAATTAGTGCAGATTTGACAACAGGTGAAAGTTCAATGGAATTATTAAACATATTTTAAAATGATAAAAGACATACTTGATGCATTGCAAATGATTGAAAATTCTGATTCAGAAATTATTCAAATTGCAAAAGGAAAATATAAATATCCATACACTTGGAAAAGTTTAAAAAAAGCAATTAAAACAATAAAAAATAAATAATTATGCCGACAGTTGAAACAATTAAAATACAGGCAGATGTTAAAGATGCAATAAAAGGGATTGACAAACTTGAAGATGCAATTAAAGGACTTGAAGAAGCACAGAAAGACCAAGCAGAATCACATGCCAAAGAATTAAAGAAAATTACAGAAGCAAATAAAAAAACTGCATCTGCAACATCTAAACTTGCAAAAGGTTTTAAAGGTGTTGGTCTTGCAATGAAGGCGGCAGGGATTGGACTTGTGATGAAATTGGTGGATGCATTGACAGAAGCAATGATGAAGAATCAAAAAATTGCAGATACTGTTGAAACTGTGTTTACTGCCATTGGTCTTGTTATGAAACAAGTCACAGATGCATTGTTTGAAACATTCAACAAAGTTTCAGAAGCGACAGGTGGATTTGATGCAATGCAGAAAGTGATTACCAACTTATTGAAGATTGCATTTACACCATTAAAATTGGCATTTTTAGGAATTAAGGGTGCAATACAAGGCGCACAACTTATTTGGGAACAATCTTGGTTTGGTGATGGTGATGAAAAGAAAATTGCAGAATTAAAAAAAGGGTTAAGGGAAACAGGTGAAGAAATTAAACAAGTTGGTCGTGACACTATTGAAGCAGCGAAAAATGTTGGTGAAAATCTTGGTGAAGCAGTTGGGGAAATTGCTACACTTGCGACAGAATCAATTGATTCAGTTGGAAAAGTAATGGAAGAAATTGATGTTAAACAAACACTTGCAGATGCAACAAGATTGACCAAATTAAAAAAGAATTATGAATTGGTTGCACTTCAACAACAAAGATTGATTGAATCATATGATGAAGAAGCAGAAAAGCAAAGACAGATAAGAGATGATGTTTCCATAAGTATTGATGAAAGAATTGAAGCAAATAAAAAACTTGGTGAAGTTCTGGAAAAACAACTTGATGCGGAAAAGAAAGTTGCACAAAGTGCGATTGATAATTTAAAACAACAAATTGCATTGGAAGGTGAATCCAATGATTTAAAAAATCAACTTTACCAAGCAGAAACAGAACTTCTTGCAATTAGTGCGAAGGTCACAGGATTTAAATCTGAACAATTAACAAATGAAAATGCATTGTTGCAGGAACAAAATCAATTGGTTCAAACTGCAAATATTGGTGAACAAGAAAGGGCAAAATTAAAAGCAGAAGCACTTATTCAGCAAGAAACAGACATGTTTAAAAAACTTGATTTGCAACAAAAAGAATTGGATGCAGAAAATGAACAAGCACTTGCAGATATAGAAGCAAAAAGGGAAATTTATGCAGAAGGGACACAAGCAAGAATTGATGCTGAACAGGAATATTTAAACAGAATAAATGAAATTGCACTTGGTCAAGATGAAATTGAAAGATTAAGAGTTGAAGAAGCACAGAAAAGGGAAGAAGAAAAAAGACAGGCAAAAATTCAAACACTTGACACCATCACCCAAATCTTTGGTGCAGAATCTGCGCTTGGAAAAGCATCTTTAATTGCAAAACAATTAATGGCCGCCCAAGAATTGATGATTGAACTTGGTGTGATGAAACAAAAGGCAACAATGATGATGGTGGATGGTCAAATGAAGGCAGTCAAAAGTGGTACAGACACTGCATCTGGTTTGAACGCAACATTGGCACTTGGATTTCCTGCCGCGATTCCGGGTCTTGTTGCATATGCAGCGAGTGCGGTTGGAATTGTCACAGGAATAATGACTGCAATCAAAAAACAAAAGGCAGTTGCATCATCAATTGGGGGAACACCATCTGGGGGTGGTGGCGGTGGTGGAACACCTGCACCTGCACCACAACCTGTGTCACCATCTTTCAATGTGGTTGGAAGTTCAGACACAAATCAAATTGCTGAAATGTTAGGTGACCAAAACAATACACCTGTACAGGCGTATGTTGTTAGTCAAGATGTGACAACTGCACAAAGTTTGGAAAGAAATATTGTTGAAACAACAAGTTTGTAATATTAATCGTTATATAATAAAAGAATCATGAGTTTAGACATTGTTGAATTATTTATTGAAGAAGGTGACATTGACACAGGCATTGATGCAATTAGTGTCGTGGAATATCCTGCCATTGAAGAAGATTTTATTGCCTTAAAAGATGCAAAAGAATTTAAATTTAAAACAGTTGACCAAGATAAACAACTGTTAATTGGACCGTTGTTGATCCCTAACAAACCAATTTACAGAAAAGATGATGATGGAAAAGAATATTATATTTTTTTCAGTGAAGAAACAGTTCAAAAAGCATCACAAATGTATTTAAAACAAGGGAAGCAAAACAATTCAACACTTGAACATCAAAAAAAGATTTATGGTCTTTCACTTGTGGAATCTTGGATTGTAGAAAATCCAAAAAAAGACAAATCAAACACATATGGGATGGAAGTTCCAAAAGGGACTTGGATGGGTTCAGTCAAAGTTGACAATCCAGACATTTGGAAGGATTATGTCAAAACAGGAAAAGTGCGTGGATTTTCAATCGAAGGATATTTTGCAGATAGGGCGTCAAGAAGCAATTTCACAGAAATGAGTGATGAACAAGTTGCAATGCAAACACTTGAAAAAATATATAATTTGATTGTAAATGGCAAAAAATAAATATCCATTATCACCAGATGGAACACCAACACAAGGATGGGGAATTGACAGAAGCAAACCTGCGTGTCTTTGTGTGGATGGTGAAACATATTCAAATGAATGTTGTGAAGGTTACCTTTGGAATCAAGGAATTGGAAGAACACAAGGAACAAATCCTGCGCAACAAAACTTATTAATCACAGAACCTGCATCACAAGGTGTGGCATCTGTTTTTATATTATGGCAGGATGACAACACAAATGAAATTGGAAAAATAATCTGGTCAACTTAAAAAATAATAAAATGGCAAATAAAAGAATTACACAATTACCAATAATCACAACTGCATCATCCACAGATGTCATTCCAATTGTTTCAAATGGTGTTACAAGTCAAATTGAATATGGCAATTTAGATAATGCAGGAAAATATGAATCAATTTTATATGGTCAATCATTTGGTGACCAAGTTCCTTCAACAACAGACACCACACTTTTAATAAAATTTGGTGCAAATGTCACAACGAAAGAAGTTGAACTTAATGGAACAGGAACAATAACAATTCTTAAAGCAGGAAATTATATTTTACAAGTTAATTATACACTTGCAAGACAAGGTGCATCGGGTGGTGCAAGTGCAATTGCAATGCGACACACAGTGAATGGGAATCAAGTGGGTGCATCACATATTATAAAATTAAATGCATCTGCGGAAATTATGCCATTTCAAATTCAAGAACAATCATATTATTCACAGGGTGATGTAATAAGATTTGAAATAATAAGGGATTCTGTTTTGTCAAGTGGTGCAGGAATCAATGAAGGTGGATTGTATGGGAATGCAATTCAAGGTTCTGGATGGACTGCAAACAGGTCTTCAACAATTAACATTCTTCAACTTAAATAAGACACACTTATTGTCTTAAACGCCCATTTAAAGCGTTGTGTTCGTTATATAGGTATTAACTTAATATTTATTTATATATGAATGCAATCGATATTTTAAAGCGATTTGATACATTCCTAAACAAGGTTGAATTGGCAACAATGAAACTTGCAAATGGAACTGTCTTGGAAGCAGATGAATTTTCCGAAGGTCATTCCGTATTTATCATTTCAGACACAGATGAAAAAGTTCCACTTCCTGTTGGGGAATATGAACTTGAAGATGGTCGTGTGTTGACAGTTGGTGAAGTTGGGAAGATTGGGAAAATGGACTTGGAAACAGTCCCAGAAGCAGAAGAAGAAGGTTACAAGGATGGAATCAAAGATGCAAAGGAAGACATCAAAAAAGATGTTGAAGACACAAAACTTGCAGAAGATGAAGCAGTCGTTGAAGATTGGGCAGGGATGGAAAAAAGGATTAAAAACCTTGAAGATGCCATTGCCGATTTGAAAAAAGACAAAGTTTCAGTGAAGGCAGGTGATGACAATTCACCACAAGATCCAGAAGAATTTGAAGGTGGTTACGTTTCAAAAGAAGAATTTCAATCAGAAGTCAAAGAAATGAAAAACATGATTGAAAAAATTGAAGCAAAACTGAATGAAGGAAAAGAAGAAGATGGTGCATTTGTTGTCAAGGAAGAATTGGGAAGTCAGTTGTTAAAACACAATCCAAATTCAACAAAATCAACAATCAAATTTAAACTTGGTTCAAATAAACCAACATCCACAATGGATAAAATAATGGAAAGAATTTCCAACATAAATCACAATTAAAAAAAAAATAAAAATTAGAAAAATGGCAAATAAAAAATTTAATCTGGCGCAACCACAACCTGATTTTTCAGCAGGAACGCCAACGTATGCAGGACAATGGGCAGGTGAATATATTGCCGCCGCTTTGTTTTCTGGTGTGACACTTGATAATGGTGGAATTACAGTAAAACCAAATATTAAGTACAAACAAACAATTTCAACTTTCACAAACACAGATTCAATTCGTGGTGCATCATGTGATTACCAAGACACTGCGGACATAACGCTTGGTGAAAGAGTTCTCGAACCACTTCCATTCCAACAAAACATGACTTTGTGTAAAAAACAATTTCAAGATGATTGGGGTGCGGTTTCAATGGGATATTCAGCATTTGACAACCTTCCACCAAAATTCAGTGACTTTTTAATTGCACATGCAAGTTCAGAAGTTTCACAATTTATTGAAGAAAAAATTTGGAATGGTGGAATTGGTGCAGATTCTTTTGAAGGACTTGTTCCACAACTTCAAGCGGCAGGTTCTGGTGCAGTTGCAGTTGCAAAAACAGGTGCAATTGATTCAGCAAATGTGATTGAAAATCTTGGAAATTTAGTCGATGGAATTCCTGCATCAGTATATGGAAAAGAAGACCTTCACCTTTACCTTTCACAAAACATTGCGAGAGCATATGTTCGTGCATTAGGTGGATTTGCAGCGGCAGGACTTGGTGCAAATGGTGTTGACAATAAAGGAACAATGTGGTTCAACAATGGTTCATTATCATTTGATGGTGTGAAGATATTTGTGACCAATGGTCTTCCAACTGACACTGCGGTTGCATCGCAAAAATCAAATCTTTATTTCGGTACAGGTTTACTTAATGACACAAATGTCGTTAAGGTTATAGACATGGCGGATATCGATGGTTCACAACAGGTTAGGGTTGTAATGCGTTTTACGGCAGGTGTGACATATGGAATCGGTTCTGATATAGCGGTTTTATCATAAGGAAAAATTAATATTAATCAAATAAATTGGGAAGGTTGATTTTTCTTCCTTCCCTTTTTTTTTTAAACACAAAAAGATATGAGTACATGTTTAATCACAGAAGGTCGAATTGAACCTTGTAAAGATTCAGTTGGTGGATTGACGAAAGTTTATTTTGCCAATTTTGGAACACTTGGTGCGATTACATATACAAATCCGGGTTCATCTGCACAAATCACAAGTTTTGCAAGTGGAACTGTTTTTGAATATGATTTAAAAGGCACAAGTTCTTTTGACCAAACCATTACATCATCACGAGATAATGGAACAACATTTTATGACCAACTTTTGAATTTAACATTTCACAAATTGGATTATGAAACAAATGACCAGATTGCATTAATTGCGACTGCAAGACCACATGCAATTGTGGAAGACAACAATGGAAACCTGTTTGTTGCAGGTTTGGAATACGGAATGGATTGCAATGGCGGGACAATCGTAACAGGAGCGGCAATGGGTGACTTGAGCGGTTATACTTTAACAATGCAAGGAATGGAAAAACTTCCTGCAAACTTTATTGCAGGGGATATTGCATCAACAGGTTTAACAGTAAGTTCAGACCAAATTGAACCATAATAAATTTAGTTTAGTTTTTTGAAAAGAAGGGCATCCAATGGGTGTCTTTTTTTTTGCACTTCAAACATGTTTAATTAATTGTTCGTTATATTATAAAAGACACTAAATGAAGATAGTTGAACCAACAGGGGATTCCATTTTGAAGTTGATATTCAGACCACACACAAGTTCTGCATCTTATAAATTAGAAATAAGAAGCAAATCAACAAATGTGGTCACAACATTAGATATCACACCAACTGCAAATGAAAATTATTACAATGTGGATTTGACTGATGCAAATAAATCTACTGCAAAATTAGTTGATGGAAATTATTATGAAATTACTGTTTATGATGCAACCAATCTTTTAACAAGGGAAACATTGTTTTGCACATCACAAACAATTAATCAAACAACAAATGACATTTATAATGCAAATGAAGGATTATATAAAGAAGTCATTAGTGAAAACAAATATATAATATTAGAATAATGTCAAAAATAAAAATATTAAATTTATCTGGTTACACATCACCTGTAATTGAAACAGTCAAAGGGGAAGATTATGTGACATACGGTGCAAACAATTCATATTTTCAATATTTAATTGACAGGTTCACAGGTTCACCAACAAATAATGCACTTGTGAATGGAATCAGTCAAATGGTATATGGAAAAGGGGTTGATGCCACAGATTCAGCAGATAAACCAAATGAATTTGCAAACATGAAGTCCTTGTTTACAGATGATTGTGTCAGAAAATTGGCATATGATCTTAAACTGATGGGACAGTGTGCAATCCAAGTTGCATATAATAAAGAAAGAAGAATTGTTGAAGTTGGACATATTCCTGTTGAAACATTGGCAATGGAACAATGTGACAAAGAAGATGGGGAAATAAAAGGATTTTATTATTGTGGTGATTGGGCGACTAAAAAACCCAATGATGAATTGAAAAGAATTCCTGCATTTGGGACATCAAAGGAAACAGTCGAGATTCTTTATGTCAGACCATATGTTGCAGGACATTATTATTTCAGTCCTGTTGATTATCAAGGTGGTTTGCAATATGCAGAACTTGAAGAAGAAATTTCAAATTATCATATCAACAATGTTCAAAATGGTCTTGCGCCTTCAATGTTAATTAATTTTTCAAATGGTGTTCCAAATGAAGAAGAAAGGTCAAACATTGAAAATGCTATTCAGCAAAAATTCACAGGAAGTTCCAATGCAGGTCGTTTTATTTTAAGTTTTAACGAGAATGCAGAAAGTGCGAGTACAATTGAACCTGTGCAATTAAGTGATGCACACAATCAATATCAATTCCTTTCCGATGAATCAATGAAAAAAATTCTTGTTGCACACAGATGTGTGTCACCAATGTTGTTGGGAATAAAAGACAACACAGGGTTGGGGAACAACGCAGATGAATTGAAAACTGCATCAACTTTAATGGATAACATTGTAATACGACCGATTCAAGACCTTTTGTTGAATGCAATGGACACAATCCTTGCATGTAATGGAATCGCCTTGGATTTGTACTTTAAAACGCTTCAACCACTTGAATTTGCAGATTTACAGAATGCACAAAGTGGTGAACAAATAGAAAAGGAAACAGGGGAAAAACAGGAAGATGATGAAACCACAATAAATGAAGTTGAATTTGATAAACACAATCATGACCACATCCAACTTTCAGAAGAAGAACAGGATGATTTATTTGTTGAATTAAACAAAGCAGGAACAATTGGTTTGGAAGGATATGAATTTGTTGCAGAAATGGATGAAGACACAGACATTTCCAATGAAGATTGGGCGAATTATTTAATTAAAGAAAAACCAACAACATTAAACAAACTGAAAAAGGCAATTGGATTAAATGAACAATATGTTGATTCCAGAAGAAACGGTTCTGAATGGTCAAGTTTAGATTCAAAAAATGGTCTTTATAAAATAAGATATAAATATGCAAGGGGAATGTCTGGTTCTGGTAAATCAAGAACATTTTGCAGAAACATGATGAACATGTCAAGGGCAGGAATTGTGTGGCGAATTGAAGACATTGAAAGGGCATCTTGGAAGGACAATGTAAATGTGGAATTTAGACACAAACCATCAATCAGATATAACATTTTTGAATTAAAGGGCGGTGTTTACTGTCAACATAAATGGGTGCGTGTTCTTTATAGATTGGCATCCAACACAGAAGTGTCCAAAAATCTTGGAAACTACAATAAAACAAAAACAATTCCTTCATCTTATTTAAAAAATCCGCGTGGTTCTGCAAAGGCAAAAATTGCGACAGACAGACAAAAAGGAAGGGGACAATGGAATCCAAAAAAATAACAAATTAAAATATGGCAACCGCACTTTTTATATCAAGGGAAGATTTAACAAGAAACACAATTGTTTCTGGTTCAGTGGACACCCAAAAATTTATTCAATTTATTCGTATTGCACAACAGATTCATTTGCAGAATTATTTGGGGACATCCTTATATGATGCAATTAGTGATAAAATCACCACCAACACCTTAACAGGCGATTATTTGTTTCTTGTGGATCACTATTTAAAAGACATGTTGATTCATTATGCAATGGTGGATTATCTTCCATTCGCATCATATACAATTGCCAATGGTGGTGTGATGAAGCACAGAAGTGAAAATGCAGAAACTGTTCCATCAACAGAAGTTGACACAATGATTTCCAGACACAGACAATTTGCACAATTTTACACAAGAAGATTTTTGGATTACATGTGTTATAATTCAAACTTATATCCAGAATACAACAATAATGATGCAGATGGAATGTGGCCGGATTACAGTGCAGATTTCACAGGTTGGGTTTTATGATGGGACACTTTGGAAATAATGCAATTGAAATGACAAAAAAAAGAAATTCAAAACCTAAACAAATAAATGTAAGGTTATTAAAACAATTTTTAAATAAATTAAAAAATGGATTGGACAACAACAATAACAATGGAAAATGTCAAAATAATATATAATTATGGATAGTTCTGCAAATATTTATGATGTGACTTGGTTTGGTTGTGGTGAAATTAACAACACAATTAATTGGGGAACAATTTATTCTTGGTATTCATCAACAACATCAGCAACACAAAACTGTTAATCAATGGCAAAATTAAGTTGGAAAAAAGCATTAATTGAGAAGGCACACACATTTATGGATTATGTGGTTGGGTGGCGTGGATTTTACACAACTGAAAATGTTGCAACAAAACAAGCATCAAACACTTGGGTTGTTCCACAAAAGTTGACAGAAGTTCCACAACAAACCCAAACAGGATATTTTGATTCGTGGTACAATTTACCATATATGGTTGGGTTTTCAAGTTCAGATTTAAGATATCGTTATCCTGCAAACAATCAAGGTTATCAATTTTTAAAAAATTATAATGAAGGACAACAACAATCAAATCAAGTCATTAAAGTAGATTACAGGAACAATGTTGCAATGAAATGGGGGGAAACAAATGCAGGTGTTGGTGTCACAGGAACATTTCGAAATTATGCACACATGACACAAAATCTTTTGCAAAATGATGGAAATGGTGATACATATTGGCGAATTTTATATAGTTCAAACACATCTTCATATGACATCAAACCTTATTGTGATGATGGTTCTTCCAATGTTTGGCAGGAAGTTTTGACAAATGTAAACACACTAAGAACACCATTTGTTCAAGGTTTACAAGGTTCTTGGGGAAACGATTTTAAAAATAATACTGTTGTTCAAAATTATTATCTTCAAAGAATTGGAAGGGTGTTTGATAAATATTCAGATTCTCGTGACAGAACACAAGTAATATCATTTTATGTCTGGACAGGTTTTTTAAATGAAGAATGGATTAGAAAAAGTCAACCAACAGTTGAAACAATAACGCCTTGTGGTGGAACACAGACAAAAACATTAAGAAATGATGTGTCAAGGTTGACCATTCCAAATTTAGTTTTATGGTTTCAAAACACAAATGAAAAATCATTGACAACTTGGTATGCAAATGATATTGATTATAATAGAACATGTTTGACATTAAATTTATTAAATAGGTCACACACTGTTGCATATGAATCAAATGATGGTGACACAATATCAAATGCAGAATTTATTGACAATGTTCAATTTGAAACATGTCCATATGATTATGTGAGAATAAAAATATTTTTAAGACCAAATCCAAAAAATGAAACAACAACATCAACAGGGTTTTCATTTGGAAGATATACAAAAATGGAAATTTACAGTGGTGAATTACAAGCAAATGCAAAAGATATTCTTGATTATTCAATACAATATAATTTAAATTATCCTTCCAGATATTATAATCAAAATACAATATTCACAATTTATGGTTTGATGCATGAATTGTCAAATTATCAATTTGGAAAATATGGTGATTATACAACAGGTGATTATATAGAAAACAAAACTTTTGGTTCAGTTGGCGTTGGATTTACACAATTTAGATTACCAAACAATTACACAGTTCAAAATGGTGATTCCTACAAAGATTTAACAAAAAGATGCAACACATTTTATTTCAAAATAAATGTTGATTCAACAAATGCAACACCTTCCCAAAATTTAGGTGGATGGCAAACAGGCGGAACAAACTTTGCCTTTTTTAGGTCACAAAAAAACACAATCACAACACTTGCATCAAACACATTCAGTTTCACTTCAATGGGAATTTGGCGTGACCATTCAAATGATATACAACAAAATAGATATTATTTAAAACTTGATTCTTCTTATTATCCAAGCACAATTGAAACAGGAATTGAAGGCAAAGATTATGTTTTATTAAATCAAGGCATTAATGCAGTTGCATTTAATTCTGAAAATGGGAACATTGTTGTTAATGGGAAGGAATATGTTGCCGATTTATACATTGCAAATGTAATGGATTATTGGCAATTTAACGGAAAAAGAACGGATTACATTTTAGAATATGGACTTTGGGAAGAAAATCTTAATGCAGATATTTTAAAACAATTAACAAATGTAAAATGAAAATAGGAAATATAAATTGGTATAAATATGAATTTGATTCAATTATTGAATATCAGAATTTGATTGCACAAATTGACAATGATGTTGTTTGGGAATCAGCAGGGGAAGTGATAATAAATGGAAAATATGCCATTGACATTCTTTGGCATGATGTTGATCAACCAGATGAATGGAAAATTTATATTGTCAATCCACCTTCAGATGATTATTTTAATCACACAAATGGTTGGGATTGGCAACCAGAAACAACATAAAATGAAAATGGAAGATTTTAAATTGATGATTTTAAACACAGGAAGTTTTGCTATTTCCATGACAGACATTGATGTAATTTTAAAAATAATATTATTATCAGTGTCAATTGGTTACACTGCACAAAAATGGTATTTAATAAATAAAAAGAAAAAACAATGAAATATATAATTAATGGTTTACGATGGTTAGCAAACAAACTTGAAAACATCAAGTGTGCAATTCATTTTAAATGGAATGCATTATTGGAAAAATTAAAAACAAATTGTATATGCGAAAAATCAGGAAAATAATAATTCACTGTTCTGCAACACAGGAAGGAAAAGACATTGATGCCAAAGAAATAAAAAGGTGGCATGTAGAAAAAAGGGGATGGTCCGATATAGGTTACCATTATGTCATAAAACTTGATGGAACTGTGGAAGAAGGAAGACCAATTGAAAGGTCTGGTGCGCACACATTAAACCACAACCACACATCCATTGGTGTTTGTTATATTGGGGGGGTAGAAAAAAAGAAAAAGAAAGTTGGTGACAAAATGAAATGGATTCCAAAAGACACAAGAACCAAAAAACAAAAAGATTCTTTACAAGACCTTCTTCTGCAAATAAAATGTGATTTTCCAAATGCATCTGTGCATGGTCACAATGAATTTTCTTCAAAAAGTTGTCCTTGTTTTGATGCACACAGTGAATATGCGTGGATTAGTAATTTAAAATAAAATTCGTAAATTTATATTATGCCAATACCAAAACCAACAGGAAATGAATCCAAAAGTCAATTTTTAAACAAATGCATGAACAGTGATGTCATGAAAAAGGAATACACACCACCACAAAGGATTGCAATTTGTTATGACCAATGGACAAAAAAATAATATATGGAAACAATAAAACACTTTTTTGGATTGTGTGGTGAACCACATTTAAACATTTACACAGTGATTCTTTTATTAATATGTATAAAAGCATTTACAGGCGTTTTAAAGCACTTAAAAAATGAAGTCATCCACAAACATATATAAAAGTAAATCAAGAAAAAGAAAGGGTGTGCATTGCAAAACAAAGGCATCCAAATGCAAAAGTTCAAAGAATTATTTAAAAAGATATAAAGGACAGGGAAAATGAAAAAAATATTGGAATTTTTTGGTTCAAATGTGTTTAAATCTGTTAGTGATTTAATTGACAATTTATTTACTAATGATGAAGAAAGAATTGATGCAAAAAGAAGAATTTTCCAAGTTTTAAAAGAAAAAGAACTTGAACTTCAAAAACTACAAACAGACATAATTCTTGCAGAAGCAAAAGGGAATTGGTTGCAAAGATCTTGGCGTCCCATTTTAATGTTGGCGTTTGGATTTATTGTCATTTATGTCAAATTTATTGCACCACTTTTTGATTTCAGAATTCCAGAACTTGAAAATGAATTTTGGAATCTTCTGCAATTGGGAATTGGTGGTTATGTTATAGGAAGAACAGGTGAAAAAATGATGAAGGAATATGTAAATAAAAAATAATGTTTTTATTATATAATATTTTAATATATAATATAAACAATAAATTTATATATATAATATAATATAATAATTGTATTATATAATAAAAGAAAAAATTCATTTTTTTATTGTGAAACCTAAACAACCAAAAAAAAAATCCAGAAAATCATTAATTAAAAAAGCAGACACAGTGTTTTCATTGTGGATTAGGCAAAGACATGCAAAAAATGGAATGTCTGAATGTGTCACATGTGGCAAAGTTGACCATTTTAAAAAATTACAGGCAGGTCATTTTATGTCAAGAAAATTTTATTCTACACGTTGGGATGAAACAAATGTTCAAGTACAGTGTGCAGGTTGCAATGTGTTCCGATATGGTGAGCAATACAAGTTTTCATTGTGGTTGGAATCAAACATTGGTCAAGGGACATCAGAAAATCTTTCCCAAAAATCAAAACAATTGTGCAAATTAGCAAATTTTGAATTAGAAGAAATTATTGAAAAATATCAAAATAAATTGGATAATTTAAAATAATCGTTTACTTTCGTTAATTGTAAATTGTTCTTTTTTACAATTGTTTTTTGAAAAGGGAAAAGGGTGTGGATTTGTTTCTTCACCTTTTTTTTATGCACAATTGTTTGTAATTATTATATAATATTTATATCTTGTGAAAATATTAACAATTTTAAAAGAACATTATATGACAGGAAAAGAAGATTTAATTAGGCAATATTTGTTTCAGATTGAAGCATTGCAAAGTGAAAACAAAAAATTAAAAGAAGAAAACAAAGATTTAAAAAAGAAAAATGAAATGCAATCTGCACAACTTGTTGCAGGAAAAAATTATGCATTTGATAATAATTATTAAAAAACAATTAAATGACAGATAAATATAATTTACCAGAAGGAAAACATGAAGACATGGGTGTCTTTGTGAAAACAAATCAAAAAGGCAAAAAGAAAGTTTATATAAATTTTATAACTGCAAAAGAATCACCACTTGAATTTGTTCATTCAAAAATTACAATCAATGTGAAACAAATGAAAAAGTTTCTGGAATATTTTGAAGAATGGGCGGAAACAAACAACAATGGATATCTAATGTGGGACAATTTAAAATCTGGTGATAAACTTTACACAGTTTGGAATGACTATGTTAAGCAACCAGAAACAACAGGTGCCGACCATATGCCAGACAGAGAATCAACAGATGACATGCCATTTTAGGATAATTAAATTTAATTGTTCTAATTAAGAACACACAATTATAATAAAGGGGAAAAGTCAAATTTTCCCTTTTTTTTTTATAACTTTTCAAAAAACTAAACACAAAGAACAAATGATAATAAATTTTAATGAAGTTGCACAGAAACTTGAAGACATAAGAAATGGCAAAACAAAAGAAGGTCAAAGAATAGGAAACAAAGAAATTGACAAATTTTTGAGATTCAAAAAGTCAAATTTTAATGTGATTCTTGGTCATGCTAATGTTGGTAAAACAACAGTCATTCTTTATTTAATGTTATGTTATGCAAAAAGAAATGGAACAAGATGGTTAATTTATTCAAGTGAAAATGAATCACACAGTATATTAAGAAAGTTTGTTGAATTTCTTGAATTAAAACCAATTAATTTGATAAGCAAGGAAAAATTTGATGAACATTTAAATTGGATTAATAACTATTTTAAAATAATTGACAACAATCAAATGTATGATTTTAGAAGTTTATTGGTATTTGCAAAAAGCATTAAAGATGCATGGAATTATGGTGGTTTATTAATAGATCCTTATAATTCAATGACTAAAAATCCAGATTTAATGAAAAGTTTAGGGGGACATGAATATGATTATCAAGCATGTTCAGAAATAAGATTGTTTTGCAAAGAAAACCAAGTTTCTGTTTGGTTAAACACACATGCAAACACTTCTGCATTAAGATTTAAACATCCTGTTGACCATATATTTGGTGGTCATCCAATTCCACCAATGGCATCTGATGTTGAAGGTGGTGGAAAATTTGTGAACAGGGCAGATGATTTTATTGTGATTCACCGATATACACAACATCCAACAGAATGGACAAAGACACACTTGCATGTTAGAAAAGTGAAAGAAGTTGAAACAGGTGGAAGACCAACATCATATGACAATCCAATTATAATGAAGTCAATTCCCAACAATGTTGGTTTTGAAATTGGTGGTGTTAAAGTATTGGATGAACCACTTAAAGATAATGACAAAATTCCATTTTAAATGAAAATATCAATTGTTCCATTAGCAGGTTTTATTTTTGGTGTTCTGGTCTTTGATTCAAGATGGGAAAATGACATAAATGAACCATCACATTTTGAATTTATTATTTGTTTAGGATTTGGGGGGTTAAAATTTACCTTTTGGGATGAATAGATTAATTGACAAACTTGCATTAAAAAATGATGATTGGATTAATATTGTCAAATCCTTTGGTGCAGATGAACACACTGCAAAAGATGTGGTTCAAAATATGTATATAAAACTTCATGAATGGGAAGAAAGGGGGAACAATTCAATTCTTTATAATAAGGATGAAGTCAATTATTATTTTGTTTTTAAAGTTTTAAGAAGTGTTTGGATTGACCTATTAAGAAAAAATAAAAAATACATTCCAACAGACAACAAAAAAATTTTCGTTAAATCCAATGAACAAGAACAAAGTGAAGTTGATTTTACAATTGGACTGAAAGAAAAACTTGAAAAAATGCATTGGTATGATAAAAGGGTGTTTGACATTGTTTGCATTCAAGGAATTTCAATGTTGCAATTATCAGAATTAACAGGTATTTCATATTATAGTATTAAAAGAACAATAAAAAAGGTAAAAAAACA